CTTATGGCAGCGGGTGCCCGGACCATGTGGTTCGGGGGCACGTACCAGGGTTTTGGCTCCGGAGTTCTTTCGGCCTTACGGCCGGGAGAATTACTCCAGTTTTCATACCTGGCTCGTAGCATGCCCGCTCCTCTACTATCTATAGTAGAGAAGAAAGCCATCATCGAGGACCTGCAGGAACGCCTTTCGAGGGAACCTGCGCCAGAGCCTGCCTATTGGCAGCCCTGGCTGGACAGATGGCTTGATGACCACACACCGAAGAAGCCTCAGGCTTGGACGGATCCTTCGTCCTCGTCGTGTCTTGGACACACGAGGGCGGAGGGTGGGCATTACGCCGGGTACTTAGATTGTATCCGGTTTGCCTGCGGAGGGGCTGGTTTGGGGAACCTTTTTAAGGAACTCCGAAATGTTCGCTTAGCGATCTCGAGGGGCTGGAAGGCCTCTCCAGAAGGATCCGAGCAACATTTCCAGCTCGCCGTATCCCAGATTCTCAACCGTCATATGATGGCTGGAGCCCGGGACATCGTCCTCGCAGTAGGGCCTCCTCCTGTGAGAGTGGTCGTGGCCCCGGAGAAAGGTATGAAGACACGCGCGCCCACGGCGGCGTTGACTCCGTACAATCTGTTTCAACAGTTCCTCCGGAAGCTCGGGGACTCCTTCCTAGTCCGTGACCGGCGCATTGCGCCTAGCCTTGGAAAGGGGAGTTTTGAGTTCCCAAAGTCACGACCGAGCCATAACCTGCTATCGCTGGATATGACTCAGGCCACTGATGGGCACCCGTTCTGGCTGGATATCTCCTTTTATAAGGGGGTCCTGGCCCGTTCGGGGGCAGATCTCGAGGTTCCGTTGGAATCGCTGTTGGGTCCCAAGTATATCTTGGGAGCACTTACGGCGGCGGAATGGGACAAACTCGAGGTTCCCGACAATAGGGTGTTGATTCGGCGCAGGAGGCTTCAGTATCTGAAGCCTTCTTTTGTGCCGTACCTAAAGTCGGCCTTCGGTGAAGAGTTCTACGTCACGGAAGAGATTTCCTTCAAGGATGCATTGTGCATGATGTTGGATCCCTCTATGCCTGACATTGAACTATCTGACCTACCAGGTATGTCGTTTTGTGACGAGTACCTGGGTTGGGTGGAAGCTATGAAGCGACACCCCAAAACGGTCAGATCCTCCGTGGGTGAAATGATGGGTGACCCGACATCTTGGCCTTTGTTGCCGCTAGTTACACTGGCGGCTGCAGACCGAGAGCAGATCGACACCAAATTCGTTCCCACTTACGGAGACGACACGGTGATCTCGGTGATAAAAGGGGCCGAAGCCTCCTATTTTGGGAGGCTAAGGACCCTCGGGGGAGTTCCCAACGAGGAGAAATCCTATTCTCATGAGAGAAAGGCTATCTTCTGCGAGACCCCCTATCACGCCGGTCCAGACAATCGTCTGGATCCCGTCGAGGTCACACTGCTTTCCGCTTGGGTCTCTCCACCTGGAGGATCCAAAGGGACCGTGAACTGGGCTACTCAGCCCAGCTCAACCTTGGCCCGCGATCGGCTGGAGAAATATTCCCGGTTCAACCGCGACTGGAATGTCGCGCAAGAACTGGGGATCCCGTTAGGGTCTCCTGAGCTGATGGGCGGGATAGGGCATCGGACCCGTCCCCGGAAGGCAGAACAGCTGAAACTCCATGGGAAAATAATGAGTCGTCTTTCGTCAATGACGCTAAGAGACCTAATAACCCGTGGAGGGCTGTCTTTGTT